GTCCAAGCGCTCCCAGGACTTCGTCTCCTGGAAGAAGTTCAAGGACAAACTGAAGGAGTTCTGCCAGTACCAGGGATGGACGTTCAACCCGGACGAGGTGTTCACCTCGCCCTCCGACCGCAAGGCCGACCGGATCCACCGGAAGGTGGACGGCCAGGACCGGTATTTCTTCTACATCGACACCGGAGACCAGGACGGTGTGAAGGAGGATCCCGGTGTCAGCCTCCCGGGAGAGACCCCGCCGGAGGGGGGCGCGGGGACGGCCGCGGAAAACCCTTCCGAGGATGAACCACCCTTCTGATGTGTCAGTCTGGAGACCGGCCGGAAGGCCGGTTTATTTTTGGTCAGACGTCCCGGAAATTAAAAAAATTCATTCTATGTTATTTATCTCTATTTTTTTTGACATTCTGACACCAAGAGAAATAATATATTGATAATGAATATTTTCCGAAGTGTCAAAAATGGTGTCAAAAAGTCAAGATTGACACCGATGGAGACCGGCCCCGAAAATTTTGACACCGTTTTGACACCGCTAAACGGCTGATAATCAACGAAGTGCAACGGTGTCAAAATTTTGGGCAAAAAGAACTATTTTGTGTTGTGTGTTATGAGTCCTGAAAAGTTGGAATTCGGCGAATGGTTCAACGGACGCCACCACGATATCTGGCACTACAAGGAGGTGCCGGCGGGCATGCGCCCGGCCACCCTCCGGGACCTATATCCCGGCCGGGTGGTGCTGTACCAGGTGCGGCTGGGACCCGACACCGGCGAATACTACACGGCCCACTACCAGGGGAACAACGTCGAGCCGGTCCGCTGGATGGTCCAGCACGGCCATCCCGTGTACGTCAAGGACTGATTCCGTATCGTTTTCCGATAAGAATTGCTAAATTTGTCGTGATTGTACGGGATGCGGTGCATGTCGGAACTTTTGTCGGACATGATAACTACTTTTGCACCGTGAGCAATCCGATTTCATCCGTCGATATCAAGGTAGGATCCTTCCTCCGCCAGTGGGTGGTCTCCGTGACCGGCTCGGACCAGGTCCGGCTGGACCGCAGGACCAACCTTTGGGGCATCGTGAAGCAGAACCTGGAGCTGCTTCCGAACGACTACCAGCCCATCACGGACCGATCAGAATACATCTCCATCGCGCTTCTCGAAATCCGGCAGCGGCCGACCTACAACATCCCCTCCGGTCGCATGATCTGGCTGAACGAGCTGTACCGCTGCCACATCTCCGACTCCGGCCAGGAAGCCATCACCCGCTACCTGTACAACCAGTTCCGGAACGCCTTCCGCGTCTATATGGTCGCCCGCTTCTCCGACGAATCCGGCGAGGCGATCCGCCACGCCATCGGTTCCTTCCTCTCCGACTTCAACCTTCCCATCGACAACACCATGATCGGCCGGCTGTCGAAGGACTGGTACCGATATCGTCAGAAAAACACCGAAAATTACGAGATCCCCATCTTTTTTTAATCTCCACCGCGTCCTGGAATCAGGCCTTCCAAATCCCGCTGAATTATGAAGTTAGGCATCCGAAAAATCCGGTATATCCCGGTCACCCAGGTGGGTGACTACAGCGCCCTTCCCGCCGGCGCCTCCATCAACTTCCCCGCCTTCCTGGACGGACCCCTCCGGGACCTG